TCAGATAAGTCAGTAGCAGCGATAGTAATATTAGCACTACCGTTAAAGGAGTTGCCAGCAATAGTACGAGCAGTTGCAAGTATAGTCGCTTCGGCAGCAGTACCAGATGTGTTCTGATTACCTGCAGTATTAACACCGGGAAGATTAATATTAGCACTACCATTAAAGGAAACACCACCGATTGTTCGAGCAGTCTCAAGTATAGTTGCATCTGCAGCAGTACCTGATGTGTTTTGATTACCTGCGGCATTGACACCCGGTAAGTTAATATTAGCTGTACCATTAAATGATACACCACCAATAGTTCTTGCTGTAGCTAGGGCAGTAGCTGTGTCTGCGTTACCTGTTACGTCACCTGTGATGTCACCTACAAAGGATGTACCAGTGATTGTAGTACCTGTAATAGCAGCTGCGGAAGCGGCACCAATAACAGTACCGTCAATGTTACCTGCATTAATATCTACTGTAGCAAGTGTAGCTGTACCTGAAGCATTTAAAGAAGTAAATGTACCAGCAGCAGCACTAGCGCCACCAATAACAGCACCATCAACTGTACCACCGTTAATGTCGGCAGTGTCAGCTACAAGAGCGTCTATGTTAGCAGTACCATCTACGTATAGATTACGCCACTCAGAACCTACAGCACCTAAGTCATATGTATCATCAGCAGAAGGAAGCAACGGTGAAGCAACATCAGCAGTAACTGTAACAGTATCCGTAGCAGCGTTGCCAAGAGTAGTATTACCATTTACTGTAAGGTTAGCTGTGATAGTTGCGCTTTCATCTACTTGAAGTATATCTATTGTAGCAGTACCGTCTAGATACAAGTTCTTAAACTGTAAGCTAGATGTACCGAAATCAATATCATTACTAGTAACTGGTACAATGGCACCATCTTGAATACGAATCTGTTCCACTGCAGCGTTAGACACCTGAACAAACACACCAACACGATTGTTAGCTGTGTCAATAACAACTTTATTAAGCGCATCGGAATCAGCAATCAGTGGTACATAAGCACCTTCTGCTGCCGTACCATCATGCTTGTGTCCACTACTAGCACTAAATGCATCTCTCAATGCATTGTACTCTACGTTCAGCGGGTTAGCACGTACAACAGCTGTTGCAATAATGTCTGCTGAAGATTGTCTTGTATATCCTGCCACTTTTTATCTCCTATCGCCTAGTCCATACAAAATAGAAACTGCTTGTATGGTATGACTAGGGCTTGTGCTGTTTGTAACGTATGCTATTGAAATAGAATCACCTGAACCACTTATATTAGTAACACGAATGGGTGTAGGGTTTCCATCATAAATGTCTGTTTCATCATAAAGCGCTGAGCTTGCGTCAAAGAAAGATGCAGCCCCTGCGGTAGTTAAGTCAAAGTTTGGAGGTGTCGCAATTTCTGAGTCACCAAAGTTGTACTCAATACCTACTGCTATAGTAGCTTCACCTTCTGACTTTAGAAATGTTTTAACTCTATAAAATATCTTACGTAGTTCTGGATCACCCATGAAGTAAAAAGGTGTTTGGTAAACACTTAGTATATCATTGCCACCAAAAGAATTACCTTCTTCTTGTTTAAATACTTTTCCTAAACTATCTCCGTGAAGTACAAATTCAAACTGTCCTACGTACCCACTGGCTACAGAGGTTGCCTCAATACCTACAAGCTGACTATACTCAAAGGTAGACTGTGCGGAAGAGCTTTTACGAATAGCTGCTAGTAGGGATAAAGAAGTATTAGCCTCAAAGAATAAACGGAACTGAGACTTGCGGCGTATAACTAGAGCCTTTAGGTTAGTTACATCTTCGTTAGCTGTATAGTTTTCAAAGGTCTTTTGGATTTCACGAGATACTGTTTCAAGCTCAACGTCACCAATCCTAGACGTACCTGAAATTGGTCTGACACCATCCGGTCCAAGGAAGATAATGTCACCACCAAATTCTACCACAGTATCAGGTGCTACACAACCCAAGTCATTAGTAACACTTTCTACACTAAAGTTAGAGTAGTTGTCACCAACAATCCTTTTAATCTGATTTTGTCCAAATACGTAGAGTTGATTACGGAAGGACTTTAGTTGGGTTACGGTAAAGCCAATATTAATAACACCAGCACCATTACCTGGATCAAAGTCTGTATCAGAGTTAGGGGATGAGAAGTACACATTAAAAGGTTCACTAGGATCACCAGCTAACCAAAGATGGTTTGCAAAAGAACTAGCAAACTGTGGATTATTGGGAGCGTTAGCGTGGGTAATCTGCACATAGTTAGTACCATTATACTTAACGGCAGGGTTAATGCCATCTGTAAGTACTAGAATTTCCTCAGTCCAGTTGTATCTCTCAAATCGTATAACATCGACACCTGTCATAGTCGGACTACCAGCTGACGTCACGGCCTGCCAACCTTTGACAGTAGGTGTGCTTGCTACTGTGCCTGTTGCCGCAGAGGTAACTCCTGTAAGGATATTACTTGTAGCAAATACAGAACTAGGTAACTTACCAAAGTCTACTACAATAGCGTTTGAAGTTTTAGATATGACAGTACCAGTTACTGCTGTTGCTGAACTATCCCCTGAGCTAACCACCGCAGTAAGAGACTCAGCTACGTCAAAAGCTGAACCTTCGCCTGATCCAAGCGCCACATCGTAGTAATGGTTATACCAATGTAGATAATTAGTACCAGCAGATGGCTTTCTGCAACCTAGTATGCCTTGATTTATTTCACCGTTTACAGCAAGACCTAATACTTTTCCCGTACCAGGAAGTGTACCGTAAGAGTTTTCGTAACCGCTTATACGTCTATAGCCACCCTCAAGGGATGGCTCCATGTTAATCAAACGTACCGCACTGCCTGACATAGCATCACTTTGCGTCAAGGGGTCTACATTAGTTACAAGACCACCTGCGCAAACGGCTACAAATGTTTGGAGGGCATCAGCCATTCTTAAGTAAGACCTATATTTATATGCGAAGACGATCTTTGTATCATTGTAGATACAATATTAACGGGCTGATCCATAACAAGCCTACGCATAGTATTAATACCATTTTCAAATTTCTCACTGTGCAAAGAGGCACTCTGCTCATTAGACCGGAACAACATCATGTACATCATAGCACCATCAATAACTACATGCTTAAACCTATCAGGTATAATAGATACGTCATCGTGAAGCACAAGGTCAGCCGGGTACTTCCAGTACCGATACTCTACCACGTAGGCGGCGTCAGGAATAGGGCTAACTCCAAACTTAGTGTCTTGAGTCATGTATACATAACGAGGGTCTGTTTGACCACCATTGCCACTAGTATCTTCTATTGATCTGTAGTTAGAAAGATATTGATCATATGTAATTAGTTCTAATTTCTGTGGTGTGTTGCTCTCAGAAGAAAGTTGTTTAATATAAAAAGTATCCCAGTCTGCCTTCGAATAGTCGGCAGGGAATGAATATGAATTAGTGCCAGCAGAAAGCGTATGCTCATAAGTTATAAGAGTAAAGGGCCATTCCTGTGCATCTTGAAGCATCTCACGGATAGCGGAGTTTATAGCATCCTTAGCTAATGCCTGCACGTTTTTTACGCTAGCAAAACTAGACGCATCAGTCTGAACTTCATTTAATCGACGTAGTAGTTCGTTTGTTAAATTAAGAAATGTACTCATTGTTATAGCCTTTTAGCAGGGGTGAAGTACAGTCTAGCAGAAAGTGTAGCATCAAACTCATCCGACCCACCGTGCCTAAATAGTAATACCTTATCGCCTGCATGTAAGAACAGTGGACCGCCACCAATAAACTGCCTATGGTTATTTCCTGCTATAGCTTCTTCTGCTACAAGAAAGTGGTATGTAGTATCATCTGCGTGATATATTTGGATGCCAATTTTTGCTGTAGAGGTTGCTTCATTAGCTACCATAAGAAATACTATTTCAGCTTCGTGGCTTTCAGGACAAGTAAATAATAACGTAGCGTTACTGGGACCACCAGAAGTACTAGCAGAGTTACCTACAATACTAGCAAACTTACTAGCTGTCCTAAAGTTAATACCTGCCATCTACTTTTTCTTTTTACGGTTGTCTACAATTTTTACTGCATTAGCGTAGTTCTTTTTCTTAACTACTCCACCATCATAAAAACCCATAGCTGATGTTGTACCTCTTGAAGACATCATGCCTTGGGGGGCACGGTTCATAGAGGGAGCATACCGGCTATCTTCTTGCTCAGGAGTAACAACCCCACCAATAGCATAGTTTTTATTTTTACGCATAATTTAATCCTTTAGATGGGCTAAAGGGGCCACTTGAAAGCAGCCCCCAAAGTTAATTTATTTAGTCTAGTAGGTCACGATCTACTTCAGCTGCTGCGCCAGTATTACCCATTGGAGCATAAACTACAAAGAATTTATACGAACCAGCGGATGGTGCATTTGAGCCTGCAGTTTTAGCAGAGATCACCGTGTCAGCATTAGTTACGTTAGTCAAACCATCAACTGTTGTAACGATAGCGCCTGTTGCTTTGCCAGCGTTGATATCACCTGTACCGAAACCATCAATGTCACCACCTGTGACACCGTAGGAAACTGCGTTAGCACCACCAACTGTAGCTGCTGCAATGCACTCAGAGCCTACGGCAAGGACTACGCAGTTGTTTGGAACTGTGCCAATATCATGCACTGATGCTGCTGTGAGAGAGCCGTGTGCTAGAGTAGCGGTCTCAATACGAACTGTGGATTGTAAAGCCATTTTCTATGCCCCCTTATGCTAAGTTATATTTAGCAGTTACAAGAGCTTCTGGACGAAGAATCTTGCGACCGTAAAGATGCATACCACGAACAATGTCAGCAAAGCTGTCAGGATCACGGTATGTTTCGGTTTTGTTGATTTGCTCAGCAGTTGCTACAGCAGAATCATGACCAGCTACGATAGCCCCGTAGTTAGCGTTTTGGTTAGCTGTACCTGTTGTACCAGAACCAGAACCAACTGATGGCAAGTTGCTTGAAGTATATACACGGAAACCGTGGAAGTTATTCAAAACCAGACCATTACGAAGGCCACCGGACTCACCGAAGTCTGCGTTGAAAAGACGAGAGTCTTCATCACGTAGGATTTCCATGAATACTGGATCGACTACCAACCAACGACCTTGGGTATCAACTTGCTGTTGGTCCAAGAGACGAGCCATACGGGAAACAACCATTGCTGGTGAAGCGTATGCTGTTGGGAGTGCGGTTGCACCTGGCAAACGTGCTGCAATTGGGATCGAGTGATCGCCAGCAGAAGATGTAGTGATGTTGCCGAAGCTATCTTTACGAAGCTTCATAGATGTCAACAGTTCGTCTGTACCAGCAGTAGAGACAGCAACAGTGCCATTTACTTGATCGTTTACTGCGCCAGCTGGAGAGTGCAAAGCAGACTGCTTGTAGCCTGACAGGTAGCCAAGAACTTCTTGGTCGTACTGGTCAGCCAAGCGGTAAGCCGCACGGTTGGTAGCAAGATCCATGAAATTGACGTGGCTATGAGCCTCCTCGATGTCGTCCAT